AGCGTCTTGCGGTGATGGAATGTTAGGCATATCAATACCTTAGTTGACATATGTGACGTTTTTATTTAAATGTACTATATGCCCTAATTGAAAATTATGTTGAACAATTCAAAAAAGGTGTAAAATATGTACAGGCATTTCGCCTAATTCTAAGGAAATATCATGGGTTACTACGGCAAAGAAAAGACACCTAAGGGTGTAGCCGCTTCGGATCGCACTGGCGAGAAGATGGGTAGTGAGAAGGGTGTTAACAGCACCAAGTTCATGCCTGGCGCTTCTGGCGAGAAAGTTCCAAAGGGCGCAACAGCATCCGACAGCACTGGTGAGCGCAAAGCTAAACTGGTTGGCGGTGTTGCTATGGGCAAGGCTGACAGCTTGGGCGACCGCGTTGATGGTCACATGGGCCGCGTTGATGGCCGTTTGGGTGAGTTCAAAGGTGGCTCACGCGAACACGATTGCTACACGCACGAGCGCAGCGAATACAAAAAATAAAGCGAAACCTCGCAATCGGACAGGATTGCGGGTTTCTAACCCAACCAACTAATAAGGAGTTGATGTGGCTGATATCAATTGTAAAGCCTGCAAGCATTTCCAAGACCACGGGGTAATGGGTGTTTGTAGGCGTTACCCAACATTTGTAAACCGACACCATACAGAAGTATGTGGTGAGTTTGCCGCACCGCCCGTTAAAATCGCACCTGAAATGATTGCTTTGCCAGTCATGGAGATGAGCGATGAGCCAAAGAAGCGCGGTAGACCGAGGATTGCAAAATGAAAATGACACCATTGCGTGACAAGATCATTGTCAAACCTGAGAAACGAATCCAAAGTACACTTTACGTTCAATCTGCCGAAGCTGATTCGGTAGGTTACGTTGTTGCGGCTGGCCCTGATGCAATTGAGGAAGGCTTAAACATTGGAGATAAGGTATATTTTGGGACATTGGCCAAGGACTATAAGGATGAATACTTAAAGTTTGAGGAAATTAACATCAACAACGAGCGCCATCTTAAAATGAGTTGGCAAGACATTTGCTTTGTGGAAGAATCATGACTGAACAACAGATTAAAGACCGAATCACCGAACTGACAACCCAAGCCAAGAGCATGGAAGTCAACTTAGTGGCCATCCAAGGCGCTATTCAAGACTGCCAATGGTGGTTAACCCAAGTGGAGAGCAAAGATGCCCCTGAAGAAGTCAGCAAGCCCGAAGGCGTTTAAAGAGAACATCAAGACGGAAGTGAAGGCGGGGAAACCTGTCAAACAAGCCGTTGCGATTGCGTATGCGGAAAAACGTGCGGCTGAAAAGCCTAAAAAGAAATGAAAAAGCACGACAAGCCCATAGAGCATAAAACCACGGGGAAGGGTAAGACCTACAACCCCACGGAAAAAGGCGCTGGAATGACCGCCAAAGGCCGCGCTGAATACAATGCAAAGAACGGAAGCAATCTAAAGCCGCCTGCACCAAATCCAAAGACAAAAAAGGATGAGGGCAGAAAAGCCTCATTTTGCGCTCGAATGGAAGGTGTAGTTAAAAACGCCAAAGGCCCAGCGGAAAGGGCTAAAGCATCCTTAAAGAATTGGAACTGTTAAATGGCCACGAAACCTGGACTTTATGCCAATATCCACGCTAAACAAGAGCGCATCAAAGCAGAAAAAGCCGCGGGCAAACCTGTGGAAAAGATGAGATCGCCTGGCACAAAAGGCGCACCAACTGCTAAAGCGTTCAAAGAATCAGCAAAGACTGCCAAAAAATGACTGACATAGCCGAGAAACGCCTTGTAGGAAGACCAAGCCTTTACGATCCTAAGTATTGTGAGGAAGTCATTGCCTTGGGCAAACTCGGCAAAAGCGTAGAGCAAATTGCATCAACATTAGGGTTTTCCCTGCGTGTCTTATACCATTGGAGAGATAAGCACGACGAATTTCTGCATGCCTTGGAATATGCAAAGGAATTAGAGCAGGCTTGGTGGGAAGATCAGGCACACGCTTACATGGTTGAGACTAAAGAAGGCCCAAAGCTGAACTCATCATTGTGGTCAAGATCAATGGCTGCTCGATTCCCAAAAAAGTATCGTGAAAGCACAAAGACAGAGATAACTGGTGCAGATGGCGCTCCGCTAATCTCAGGCATCCAAGTCACATTTGTAAAGTCTGAATGAGTGAAGTTGCTGGAATTATTAAAAAAGCGGAGTTTCCCGAGAAGCTCAGTTGTTTATTTCAGCCTCCTAAGTCTCGTTATCGCGTGTTATATGGTGGTCGTGGTGGGGCTAAGTCGTGGGGCGTTGCCAGGGCTTTACTGATTAAGGGTGCAAAAGACCCGATGCGTATCCTTTGTGCGCGTGAGTTTATGACTTCCATGAAGGACTCGGTGCATAAGCTCTTATGCGACCAGATTGAGGATTTAAGCCTTGGTGGAATGTATGAGGTGACTCAGAACACCATTCGAGGAAAAAACGGCACAGAGTTTAACTTTGTCGGCCTGCGAAACAACATTGCAAACGTCAAGTCAATTGAAGGTGTGGACATTTGCTGGGTGGAGGAAGCGCAGACTGTGAGCGCAGTTTCATGGAATACGCTGATACCAACCATTCGTAAGGAAGCGTCAGAAATATGGATCAGCTTTAACCCAGAGTTGGAGACTGATGAGACTTACCAACGTTTTGTAATCAATCCACCTGAAAACTCGGTGGTGACAAAGATTAACTGGAACGACAACCCTTGGTTTCCTGACACGCTAAGACTTGAGAAAGACGCGCTCAAACAGCGTGATATGCAAGCCTACAACACAGTTTGGGAAGGCATTTGCCGTCAGACTGTAGATGGCGCGGTGTTTGCAAGGGAACTTCAGCAAGCCGAACTAGAGAACAGAATCACAAGAGTTGGCTACGACCCATCAAAGCCCGTACACGCGGTTTTTGACCTTGGGTGGAGCGATGCCACTGCCATTTGGTTTGTGCAGTTTGTAGGCATGGAAACGCGCCTTATTCGGTACATTGAGGACAGTCAGAAGACCATCACCGATTACCTGGCTAAGATGCAGACGTTTGGTTATGTCTATGACACGCTGTGGTTGCCCCATGATGCGGAGAACAAGACTTTGGCCGCGGCAGGGCGATCAATTGAGCAGATTGTGAAGGCTGGTGGGTATAAAACCCGAATAATTCCACGAACGCCCATAGCTGACAGTATCAATGCTGCGCGGACATTATTCCGAAACTGTTGGTTTGATAGGGAAAATTGCCACGATGGGCTACAATGTTTGCGTCACTACCGCTACGAAGTGGATGCTGAAACTAAACAATTCAGCAAAAACCCGTTGCATGACCAATATAGTCATGGTGCAGATGCTTTTCGTATGCTTGGATTAATGGTCAATGAGCCGAAGAAACGTGTTCCACCAAAGCCAAGTTTTCAAATGCCTAACAGTTGGATGGCCTAAATATGTCTCAATCAGATTACGATCCAATCATTGACGAAGCCAAACAGTTTCTAAAGCTCTGCAATGACGCGGAGACAATGAATCGTCAGCAAGGCTTGGAAGACCTAAAGTTTGTCTCAGCCGGTGAGCAATGGCCAGTAGAACTACAGAACAGCCGTAACCTTGAGTCGCGCCCAATTCTGACCATCAACAAACTTGATGGTTATTGCCGCCAAGTGACCAACCAACAACGCCAGCAACGCCCGCGGATCAAAGTCCACGGCATGAATACCCAAGCCAATAAGAAAACGGCTGAAGTGATTGAAGGCATTTGCAGGCACATTGAAGTCAACTCAAACGCTGACAACGCATACGACACCGCTTTTGACTACGCTGTTCGCATGGGATGGGGCTATATCCGTCTAATTACCAAATACGTTGCAGACGACAGCTTCGACCAAGAGATTTACATTGACGCTGTGGACAACCCATTTACAGTGTATTTCGACCCTAATTCCACAAGAATTGACGGCTCAGATGCAGAGCGTTGCTTAATCACAACAATGATTAGCAAAGAGAAGTTCAAAGTTATGTACCCCGACGCTGATGATGGAACGTCATTCACACAGCGCGGTACGGGTGACACTCAGTCAGAGTGGATTACCAAAGAGGACATCCGCATCGCTGAGTATTACTACGCTCAGATGGAGAAGGCAAAGCTCTACCAATTAAGCGATGGCACAACCCAATATGCGGATGGAAAAGATTTCTTTGCTCGCGTAGAAGCCGCGGGCTTGACCATTGAGAATGAGCGTGATTCTTACAAGCGCACAATTAAATATAAAAAGCTGACAGCTATCGAGATTCTTGAGGAACGCGACTGGCCAAGCAAATACATTCCAATCGTGCCTGTCTATGGCCGCCATGTGGTCGTTGGTGACAAGCGCCACAAATTTGGTATTGTTCGCCACGCCAAAGACGCACAGCGTATGTATAACTTCTGGCAGACAACCATCACCGAATCGGTTGCGCTTGCGCCTAAAGCTAAGTGGCTGCTTGCTGAAGGCCAAGACGAGGGACATGAGAACGAATGGGCAGCGGCTAACGTTAAGTCATTCCCATTGCTTCGTTATAAGCAGACTGACATTGACGGCAACGCCGCGCCTCCTCCAATTCGCTTGCAACCAGAGCCACCACCCGCTGGTGTAATGGCCGCCTCAGCCGCAATTAATCAAGACATTGCCACGTTAATGGGCATTTTTGACCCCTCACAGCAATTGCCAGGCAATATTTCGGGCAAAGCATTGAATGGCCAGCAACAGCAAGTTGACCTGACAAACTTTGACTTTTACGACAACCTTACAAAGTCAATCTGCCAAGTCGGTAAGATTATTCTTGACCTGACACCAAAGATTTACGACACACAACGCGTGATGCGGATCATTGGTGACGATGGTAAGCCTGACTTGGTGACAATTAACGAAGTCAAACAAGACGCACAAGGCGTTTATCAGGTCTTACACGACATGACTGTTGGCCAATATGACGTGGTGATGGAGACAGGGCCAGGCTACAACAGCAAGCGTGAAGCCGCGGTAACGGCAATGATGCCTTTGCTTAACGGCAATCAGCAGTTGTTTGGTATTGCGGGTGACTTGGTGTTCAGGAACATGGACTTCCCTGGTGCTGACATAATTGCCGACCGCTTGGCCGCAGCCAACCCATTGGCGCAAATTGATGAGAAGTCTGACATACCGCCTCAAGTTCAAATGCAACTGGCGCAGAGCAAGAAGCAAATTCAGCAAATGACTCAGCAGATTCAAGGTATGCAGTTGGCCATGAAACAGCGTCAGGACATTGAGCAAGTTAAGCAAGAAGCTGAGACTAAACGTGTCCTGATTAAAGAGACAAACCGCGCACACGACATTGAATTGCGTGACCAAGAGCGCCATGCCGACATGAAGATGAAGGTTGACGCACAAGCGCACGACACCATTGTCAAGACTCAAACCCAATTGGAAGTTGAGCAGATGAAGGCACAAGTTGCGTTGTTGTTGGCGCAGTTGGACAGAGAATCATTAAAAAATGCGTCTGCTGAAACGACAGAACGTGCAATTTAAACAAATTTGTGGTAAAAACCACTAAACCTTACCCGTGAGGAACACGGGGAAAACCCTTGAGGCAACTCATGCAAAGTGAAAAAGAAGCGGGTCAAGTATTGACTAGCGAGAATTCGGCAGATTTTTATTTCGCAAAATTAGGAATAGCTGACAAGCCTGAAACTGAGGCTGTGGTTGAGAAAACTCCCACAGAGCCAGTCGAAGAAGCCACTCAGAGTGAGCCTAGCGAAGAAACTGAAGCCAAGCCGACAGAGGAACGGAAACCTAATCCGAAACTCGAAAAGCGATTTTCAGACATAACGAAGCAACGTGAGGAAGCGCGTAAAGAAGCGCAACGCGAACGCGCGGCTCGTGAAAATCTGGAGAGAGAAGTAGCGGCATTGCGTCAACAATCTCAGCCTCAACAGGTTAGGGTTATGGATGCAAAGCCACAGCCGAATCAGTTTTCTGATGCTTTTGAATATGCAGAGGCATTAGCAGAGTATTCGACTGAGCAAGCATTGTTAAAGCGAGATCAAGAGGAACGTGATCGCAGGGTCGATGAACAGCGTCAAAAAGTTATTCAATCTTGGGCGCAGAAAGTGACAGCAGCGAAGACGGAAATGCCTGATTTCGATGACATGGTGGCATCAAGTGATGTGGTCGTTCCTGACCATATTCGAGATGCGATTTTGGAGAGTGATGCAGGGCCACGAATTCTTTATGAATTGGCGGACAATGCAGATCTAGCCAAGAAAATCACCACAATGTCAGCAAGTGCCGCGCTACGCGAGATTGGTAGGTTGGAA